ACCAGAATGGTTTTTTGTAAAATAATTCTAGTTCATCAGAACCAGTCAACGCCATTGCTGTCATCAGTTTGTTTTATTTGATGGTTATTTAATAAAAGTTCGGTTTCTAAAGTAACTTCTGTAGCTTCAATATCTTCTTCAGTAAAGATTGGTTCTTCTACAGGTGGTGTACTTAAATCATCTTGATCTGATAAATCTGGGTGCCCCTCAAGAATTTCAGGGGCAACTTCATCTTCTATAAGAATTTTAGGTGCATCTTCTAAACCTATAGTAAAATCTAAGACTGGATCTTTATCGTCAAAACTAATCTCTGCTCTATATTGAGACTCAATTACTGCATTAACTTCTGGTGTAGGAACAATACTTGCTACACTAAAAGTAGAACTTCTAGCAATGTTTGTAATAAACCAATTAAGTCTGGACTCTAAAAGAATATTTAACCACTCTGTGGTAAGAAGATTAAGTGAAACTAACTTCTTAGATACATCATCCGGATCTAAAGCATCTACATCTCTAACTCTGAGACCAAAATAACTTACCATAGATTTGAAGTTAACGTGATTCTTAGTATTACAGTCTGCAATTCTATGACCATATTCTTCAAGCAGCATTAGTAGATATAGTGCACTCTCCACATAGTTAGAGTTTGCCATAATTTCCATTGCCATGATATGATTATCCTTGTCTGAACTCTTAAACATCTCACGCAACTGAACATAGATTTCATTGGTAATTGTTACAGCATCATCACCATTAATCATAGCAAGCAATTCTGACTCATCATAAACTGTTTTGTTTTGACAGTCATCAATTAACTCTTTCCACTCATCATGTATATAATAAAAGTGATGTGAACTTCCAGTGAAATTACTAGTAATTACATGGTTATTTATACTAACTTTAGTACTGTAATTAAAATATACTACATCAGATTCTGAAGACAACATAGCTGTACGTAGATTATCTTTATAATAATCATCTACTTCTATTTTATCAAGATACTCTTCAATTTTAGCAATGGGTGCTGTATAATACCAACTACCATTTAACACTCTACCTGGAGTAGCTTTACCTGTAATTATTACATTTGCTTTATCAGAATCTCTTACTACTTTAATTCCTTGGTTAAGTGCTAGGTCTTTCAGTTTTGCTCTTGGGATATTAACACCCGGCATAAGATAAATTGTATCTCCTTGTGCAGGAGTATACCCTTTACTTATTGTAAATAGTTCAAATTTTGAAGGATCTTCAAGTACATATCTTATATCTACATTGAATACTTCATCTTCCTTATCAAAAAATACTGCTCTTTTCATAATTATAAATTAAAGGGGGCTGTTACACCCCCATTTATGTTTGATTTAATTAAAATGATGAATTTTTAAAGGGGAAACCTTTTACGTTAGTTTTACTGTATAGCCATCTTAACTACATTAGTATCTTGCATGAGTTTTGCAAACTTAACTTTGTTACCATTTACAATCTCTTTGACCATATAGTATCTCAAGTCATTTGTAAAACCTTCAAACTCTGTAGTAAGTTTGGCTAATCTGTCAATCATAGTTGCAGGAACCCCTCCTTTATCAGCTACAGTAAGTGAATAGTTAATGACACGTGTTGCAATCACACTAGACAAGTCAGCACGGAAATCATCACCTTCTCCTACAGAATTTAACAAAGCACCTTTTACATATGCTTCATCCTTAGTAAGAATATCTTCTGGAGAAATAATCTTATCTAACTTGTTATTGATAAACATAGTAAACATAGAACTAAAGTCTGCACCTACAGAACCCTCACCAATCATTTGGATTAAAGGCAATTGATCTTCAAACTTAGGAATAGAACTAATAGCATTGAAGAATGTAGTGATAGATCTTGGATTAACACGTTGAGTCACAAGCTCTGGGTGCATCAACATGAAGTTAATACATCTACCATCAATACCTGCAGTCTCAGCCCACTTAGCCCAAACATTTACATCATACTTCATCTCAACAGAAATAAATCTGGTCTTCTGAGCTACGTCAAGACTGGTTACATTATAGTCACCATTGTCTGGATTTGAAGTTAAGATAACATGCCAGTTCTTAGGTAGTTTCCAAGAAACATATTCTTGTCTATCTAAGATTTCCATAGTTGCTTGCATGAATCTGTGGTCAGCACGAGTATAGTCATCCAAGATTAGGAAACCACCCTCACCTTTACCTTGAATCCATTCAGGAGCAGCATGAGACATTCTTTTATCTGCTACAGTATAACCTGCTTTAAGAGCACCACTTACTTGAGCTTCAGTAATCCATCTTTGTTTACCTTCTTGATTTCTAACAAGAAATTCTTTAACAGGAAAACCAACAAGGTCACCTAACTCCTCAATCTGAGATAGATTAAGTTTTACAACGTCCATTTCTAACTCTTTACCCAATTGTAAAATAGTTGAAGTCTTACCAAGACCAGCATCACCCTCAATATTGACAGCTACGGGAACTTTACCCTGAGCTTGGATGTGCTGATTATTAATTACCATGTGTTTGATAAAAGTCTTTAACTCTTCTGCATTCAATTGTACTGTGTTCATAACGTTTTTTTTATAATTCTAATTTAATTACTTGACCTGGTAGGTCCTCATTCATGCTTGATCTTTCTGACAAAACCCATAAGACTTTGCTTCTTGGTTTTACAGATGTATAACATTCACCATCAGTGAAATATACCAAGCTTGTATATTTCTTGAGGTTTGCATTGTAATAATCAAGGACGGGATCAAATTCAGTCCCACCTCTTCCTAATACATTGATTTCATTTTTGCCTTTATAGGGCTCAACAGACTTAATAGAAGTATCACACTGTACTACAGTGATATCTACTCCTGCTTTATAGATATGATGAATCTCATTCATAAACTCAGCAAGCTCTGTATCACTTACTGAACCTGAAGTATCAATAGCAAGCAACATATGTTGACGCATTTTAATCTTCAGACCTGGATTGTCCTCATATCTACGGTTCTCTTTTCTTCTGATTTTCTTAGTGAATACTTTAGTACTTACTCCTGTAAATCTTCTGAGATAACCTTTCCAATCAAATTTAGGTTTAGTAAACTCCTCAACTACAATAAGACCCTCAATCTCACCTGGCATATTACCACGTTTCTTAATAGTCTGTTCTTTTGCATCTTGTAGAATCTTCTGAACTTGTTTTTCAATTAGTTTTTTCTCAGCATCGGTCATGTCATCAAACTCTTCCCATGTAGAATGATCTGGTATGTCTCCATTTGCTATATCATCAAGCAATTTATCCATACCTTGATTACCTGTACTACCATTCTTATCCTTCTCATCTTGAAGACGGAGAAGCTGGTCATAGTAATATCTACAACCAGCCTTTTTATCTAGTTTAAGATCTTCATAATCTTCAATTCTGATACCTCCTTCTGGCAGCCAAGAGTCTTCAATATACTGATTAATCTCCATATCCATTGCAACATTTGCAAGTTTCTTGTTACTAAAAGAACTAAAACTTGTAAGGTGTCCAAATGCAATATGGAGCAATTCATGTTTCAGTAAGCCCATCTTATGCATATCACTTAGACCCATCCAGAATTCCTCATTGATAGCTAATTGATAATTAATATTCTGTTTGCTTACTCCTGCAGTTGGGAGATCTTTTCTCCAAACTTTATTCAACATAATGAGAAAAAACCCGTAATAGGGCTCTTTCAACATTAATTCTTTACTTATTTTACTAAGACTCTGTGCTTTGTCCATCATCTTTTAGTTTTACATTGATTTCAAACTTATCTGCCGGATACCCCATTTGACTAAGGAACCCCATCATACTTTCAGTAAATAACTCCATAAAGAGTTCAATAGACTGATTACTTGGATTACTGGCAGTAATAGCTGAAAGACATGCACCAGTACTTGGTGCACTCCATTCATCAGAATTTACATAAGTTTCTATTGCTTTTATAATTAAAGCAGCAGGCTCGGGACAATTAGTCTTCCATTCTTCAAGTGTATGTTTACCAAACTTATATAATGTAATTAATTCCCCTAAATATTTTTTTGTATCCACTCCTTTAAGAGCTTCAAATGCTACAGTTGCATTTTCTTTATCACTGGAACGTAGCATGTTCAACAAGTTTCTTGTTTCTTCTTTGTCAAAAATCATTAGTCTTCAATTTTTAAAGTTTTAATTGCCCATTGTTTTAATTCACCACTTGCAATCATATCTAACCATTCTTTTGCACTTGGAATATATCCATTGCAATCTTCCTTAACATGCTGTTCACCAACATATCTTGTATATACTGTTTTGCCATCAGAGTTAGTAAATGATATACCAAATCTTTGTTCACATTCAAATATACCCTCACTGTGGTGACGGAACATTCTGTGTTTACTATGACCTACCCAAGATTTAGTTTCATCAAACCATTGGTGTATATATAAATAATCTACTGGAGCTCCTCCAAACTTTCTTGCTGAAGATACAGCATGCTGATAGGGATGTGCCATTACAATGTTTTTTGAATCAAAGATCCCTCATGAAGATAAGTTTCTATCTCAACAATTCTGATATCATTAATAATCTTGTACTTACCTGATGGTACAAGAATACATACTGAACCAGAACCACCTTCATTATTCCACCAGTCTTCAATATCATTGAGTAATTGTTCTTCAACAAAATTTGCAATATCTGATTCAAGACCCGAATCTAGTTTACTAAGAGGCATTACATCTTGACCCCAAACATATATGTCATTTATATCACTAAATGCATCTTCTTCATCTTCACTCAATTTTTCTGAAGTGTAGATTACATTTTCAATTGCACCTGAATCACCAGATCCTTCATAAGTTACTTTAATTCCGGTCACACCACGGTCAGCCAACTGTAATAGAAGGCCTGTCATATTATTTTCTGTCATACTATTTAATTTTGTAAAACCTGCCAAGAATATTGGCATTCAGATATTCTTCTTTTTCAAGCACCTCCCTTACAAATTGTGATTTAGTCTCATGATATGTTAACTCTGTCTTTGAGAAACATATCCTAACCATAAATCTCTTTATAGGAATTCCTGCTTTATGTGCATCCTGTAGCACTGTATTACTGCTGTAATAATTTTCATAGTTAGTTTTGCTAACAAAAGTGTATTTAGATGCTCTTTTGTCTGTAAGATTAGCAATAGCTTTCTTTCCTAGTTTTCTTTTAACTGTGGAATAAAAATTCTTTTTACCAATGTAACGGACTGCTTTACCGTCAATAATTGCTTCCATTTCATAAATGAAACCTACAGCACCTTCTGGAATTTTGCTGTCATTAAATACTTCACCTTTGTATAACCAACTCATACTGTTTGTTTTAGTAAAGATAATAATTTATCTCTCACAGATTCAACACCATGATCTCTGACGGAGTCTGATAAATCCTTAGACATGTCAAGTACTACATGTGGAATATTATACTTGTCCTGATATCTCTGAGCAGCCTTTATACCGGGCTCATCATTATCAAATAGTACAATAATCTTAGCATACTTTTCTCTAAGTTTATTTATAACAGATTCTCCAATCATTGTATTCTCACTGTCTGGAGCAATACATTCTATATTACCAATACCAAGCTTCTTGAAAGACATAAGGTCTTTAAGTGAAGAAACAATTAGTAGATACTTAGAATCATATTGCAGTTGATCCATTCCCTGTGTATAGTTCTGAATCTTAATGAACTTCTTCTCTGGAACTTTAGGCATATAAATCTTATACAGCTCACCATCTTCTCTAAAATAACCATAGACATAAGGTCTTGTAAACTTATAGGATATTACAGTACCATCAATATCATTCTTTTCCATAGTAAAGAACTCT